CTGAATCGTGGCTGTCTGCTTGTTGCCCAGCGCAACCGTGATCTCTTTGGCGTGGTCAGGGTTCTTCGATGCGGCCAAGGCGGCTTTCTTGTAAATCCCGGCGAAGACAAGTTGCACGCGGCTCCATGTCGGACCCAGAATGCCCATCGATTGAGCCTTGTCCATTGCCCGCTGGCTGGCAGTTTCATCGTGTGGGCCAGCTACTCCTTCAAGCGCCGGGGAAGCGCCCGTAATATCCTGCGAGAGCGGCCCGCGATAGTCCTCCATGCACTGCACGAACGTCTCAGGTGCGGTCATGTCAGGCTCTTTGTAAAACTGATTCTCGACTGGAAGCTCAGGACCGCCCAGCGGATTCTTCAATAGCGCGAATTGCGCTGGTCTTGCCTGTTGAGCAATGAACGCATCGTAATCCGTCTGATCGCCCTTGAACCAGGTGACCGGCCAGCCCTTTTCGTAGAACTCGCGTTCGGCATTCTTGAAGTCGTTGAAGCCATCTTGAATGGGAATCATCGGCTCCATAAGCGCGCCGCCGGTCAGTGAATCCCTCTTCTCGCTCATCACTATGTCGATACAATCGTCCATCGAATCCGGGGTTGACTCGCTGTAAACCTTGCCGATGTAGACTACACGCGCGCCCTCGGGATAGAGCTTGCGCAGCATGTCGCCCACCTTCATCGGCTCGCCATCCTCATTCGTGGCTGGCTCGCGCACGTAATCCTCTGCCTGCTCATCCCAACCGGATGCCCCGGTGTAGACCTTATCGCAGCATGTGGCGCGGAAAGCGGCGGGCCGGATGAAGGCGTGCAGTTCTGTCACTAGATGATTCAGCGCATTGGAAATCTGGATATTGCCCTTCTTGGTCTGGCGCACTCCCAGGCGCGCATAACGCTCCCAGTCCGTCTCGCCAATGCTGCCCTCACCCTCGGCAATCTTCCATGTTCCATTCTCATCCTGGAGCCACGGGTTCTCATCGCGGGCGGTCAGGATATTCGGGTCTTTGAAGAGGAAGCAATAAAGAGCGCCATCCTGATTCCGGCATATGATCGGAACCTTCGATTCAAGCGTCCCAAAAATCTCCGTCGTCTCCATGCGGCGCGGCTGGCCTTGATCGTTCAAGCCCCATTTTTGCTGATTAGCCGCGGTGTATGTCCACGCCACCACACGCCCGGAAAGCTCAAAAAATCGGGTGATCGACTGCTGAATGTCGGCTACATCGTTCTTCTGGTCGAAGAGATGCCGGTAGCCCTCCGCTGTTTCAGACGCTTGAATATCGGGATCGTAATCCGGCTTGTCAGGCTCGAAAATGATTCCCGGAGGGCTTTGCGTCAGAACCGCATCGATGGTGCGGCGGCGCGCGCGCGCGATGTTGTAGGTATCGAGATACTCTGAGCACTCAACCTGCTCACCGCCAATATCAATCGAACCGCCGGCCTCGCCGATCTGATAAACTCCGGTGCCATTGTTGCCGTAGAAGTGCTGTACACCGTCGTCGTAGCAGCGCAGTTTGCGGTCAAGAAGGAATTCATAGATGCGGTCGAACTTCTCCTGCTGCTGAAAGTCTTTGATGAGGCTTTCGAGAACCTCTTTCAACTCGTCAGGCAGCTTGCGGTTGTTCTTGCCGAACGACATAGGCTCGGATGGCTGAGGCTGCTGCGTGACTGGAGCGCCGCCCGTGTCGGGATTCTGCTCGGTGGGAGCTGGCATGATTGCGCTAGTCGCCATTCAGAGCCTCTATCGCTTCGTGGATTTTACGGCGAAGAACCTCATCGGAATCATTGTCGAGAATCGAAATAGTGAACCATCTTCCACCGCAATCGCAGCCGAGCGCCGCATCGTCATGTAGACCTTGCTGGCCAAAATCTACCGCCGCATTGGGAGGTTTTTCCACTAGCATAGCTACAAAAGAAATGGTGAGGCCGCCGCTGCATCCATAGACGGGGAAATGGAGTTGCCCTCCTACCTCATACCAATACCGGCCATTTCGGAGCGTCGTAGACTCTAAAATCAGGTCGCGCCGATTTGAAGTGTTGATTTTTGCCATCAGTTCTTCGCCGCCATTTCCGCAATCCGCACGATGGTCTTCGCCGCGTTCTGCGCCCGGTCCACTTCATCCTGCCGGTCGAGAATCGCTTTCAGCGCCTTAGCGAACATAACGCAGCACAGCTTCACACTTCCGGGGAAGTTCCGCATCCGCTTGTCTTCCGTGCAGTAAGGACAGCGCATGTACCGCTGGGCATTGTTGCGGACGCGCCAATATTCCCTTTGCAGAAACTCCAGATTGGCGAGCGCCTTCTGCTTGTCCGTGAGAATGTCGGCAACGTCGAGAGCTTGCTCGATAGCGGCATCGGCCTGCTGGTTGAGGTTCTCTTCGCTCATCTTCCACCTGAATACAACTTGCCGCGCGCTTTTGCTTTGATCTTTTCAGCCTCGGATGCGGAGATGTTGCCCGCCCGCTCCGAGCGTGTCGCCCCGCCGATAGCCAAGCGCGCATGGTTCGCGTCATTTATAGGAAAGGATGTTCCCTTCCCCGCAAACTCGCTCTTGGGCATCTTATCGCGCTTTGCCTGATAGAGATTGGCCATCGCTTACTTCTTCCTTGCGTCATACAACCCTTTACGTTCCGGTTTCTTTTCTGGCAACTTCAATCCCTTGCTTGCTTGATCCCATTCTTTGACGCCAGACTCCCCAAGAGCTTTGTGGCCGCTTGGGGAGTTAAGCCATTTCAACTGAGCTAGGCTCTTGGCTGGCATCGTTACTTGAGAACCTCCACCGTCAACTGCCGCAACTGAGACGCCGAAGTACCAAGCGTGGTATTAAGATGGGCAACCGACAGGTTAAGCTGTTTGGTTAGATCGACGGTTGAAGACACCACGATAATGCTGTCCTGTGCCACCGAAGAAACCGCAGTTCCGGCCACGTTGTAAGCCACAAATCCATGGCATTCCAGCGTGCCGCTCGTGCCCGTTGCCGCTGTCACGAACAGCGCCTCGAAAAGACCGTTGACCGTCAGAACCGATCCTCCGATGGCAGGCGAGACGACGGTGAACGGCATAATCGAAGTGACTCCAACGATGGACGACAGGATCAATTCGGTCGTAACCGTTCCGCCTGTTCCGTTGCTCGTCACATAATACATCCCCTTGACGCGAATAGTCTTGCCAAGGGTGTTCAGAAACCCAGCCGGAAGGTTCACGCTGCCCAGCGTGCCGGTAGCAGCAGCAGCGATAGTGCCCAGCGCGGCAAACGGTGGATAGCTGGCCACTGGAGCCGGTACAGTCGAAATCGTACCGCTTGCGTATGCCGTGTTCGCCGCCGGAATCTTGGCAGTTCCGGTGATGATCGCGGTGATCGTTACGGGGGTTCCGATTGCGAAACTCGGCAGACCATAAGCGCCCAATGTGGCAGCGCTGGCAGCAGTTCCCGTGATGGCCGCGTTTCCGACCGGATACAGGATTTCCGAGAGTGAAGCGCCGCCGGCGGCGGTCATGTAAACGCGATAGCCGACCGCTCCTGTCAACGCCGCAGGACTGGTGAGCGAAATCGTATTGGTTGAACCAGCCGATACAGCGATTGTCGCCAGTGAGTTGGTATCGGTCGAGATCGAAGTCTCACCGCCGAACGCATCCACGTAAGTCAGCGCCAGGCGATAGGTGCCCGAAGCCGGAATGGAGCCGCCAGTGGTTCCGGCGGTCAGCAGGCCATAGGTGGCCGCAGAGGTCGAAATAGCAGTCGGGGCCGCAAGCTGCGAAACCGACCCGAAAGTGTTGCCCGCCGTAGCGTACAAGCCATTGCGCATATCCGCAATAGTGACGTTCGGAGGAACCACTGCAGAGGCAATCATGGCGCTCGTTCCGCCAAACATCGCCCACCGCGCGTCCACGAAAACCGTTCCGCCGCCGTACACGTTGTAGCAGTAGTTGATCGCTTCTTGCAGGCCCACGGTTCCGGAGCGGATTTCATCGCCATTGCCGTGCAGATAGGTGAATGATGTTGCAGTGACGGTCGGGGAGCCATAGATTCCCGGCGTACTGTTCGATACGGCGCTGGGCGTTACGGTTTCCGGCTGAGTCAAGCCAACGATAATCGGCGCGTTGGTATTCAGTGGGTAGTTGACTACCGTTCCATCTTGGGTGGTGAAATATCCGTAAGCGAGCGTGAGCGTTCCGGCTCCAGTTGCGGCTGGACCGTTGATCGCCAGAAGAGGCGCAACGGCTGGATTGATTCCATACGCGAACTCGAAGGCGCTGAATTCTCCTGAAAACCTGCTAAGTGCCATGGTGAGACTCCTTTACCGATGACTCGTTATATGCACTGCAACCGTGCTCTGGTTCCGAGATCGACCAGCGCCTTAACCCTGCATTCCGCCATACTGCGGTTCAGCTTCCGATTCCTCTTCTTCTCCGCCGCCATGCTGATGCTCCGGCTCCTCAGCCTCTTCCCCAAGGAACTTGTCCAGCGCACCTTTGGCATCCTCTGCGGAATTCGATTCGGCGTGATCGTCGTGCTGTCCATCCTCGCCAATCGAGTGGCTGTGCGCGCTCATCCCGTCGTGGTGGACGATGTGGTGCTTATCTCCGCCCGTGACCTTGTGACCGATGTGCGCCAGCATGTGAAGATGGTCGGGGTGCTCCTCGCGTGTTCCGTCCTGGTGCTCGGATGTATGCGTGCCATCCGCATGATGGGTGATGGTGGTCTGGGTTTCCCCGCCATCCCCGTCAACCTTCCCCTTTTCGGCCTTCTCGGGATCGCGCTTGCCTTTGTCTTCATCGCGCAGGTTCGGCTTCTCGGCCTTGGTGAACTCGCCGCCCATCTTGCCTAAACCGCCCATACCTTTCATCTTTTCAGCCATTTGCCAGCCTTTCCGCCTGTGTCGGCATCGGTACCGTGATGTTCTGTCGAGCCGCCGCAATACGCAACTGTGCGCCGCTAAGAGGCTTCCTGTGAGAATCTTGCGCTTCCGGGGCGGGGCGTGTCAATGATTTTAACTGGTGCGCCTTGACTTCCTGCGAAAATGCTCTGATTGCATCTCGGTCATCCGCTGCCTGTTCTTCCATCGCTTCGATGCCCAGCCATGCTCTAAGCCAGCGTCTAATCACGGTAATCGTTCTCCTCTCGCGGGCCGCGCTTCACGTTCTTGAGTATCTCACGCTTGCGCCGGGTTGCCTGCTCCTGGGTCTTGGGCGTGGGCTTAAACTCGTCAGGCTGTGCAGGATGGCGCTCAAGTCCTGGAATGTCTGTGCTTTCAACCTGCCAGTAAATGCTGCTTACCTCGCCCATCTCGACTTCCTCCCCTTCGCGCTCTGCTGCGCCTCGTGCTCCATCTTCTTCATCTGGATCGCTTTGACCGTGTGATCCGCCGCGCCCATCTCCTGCCACTTCTCCTGCATCCGGACCGGCAATGGCGCTTTCTCCTTTGGATTCAGCATACTCATTAAACCATACCGCATTTGGTCGAGAATCCCATCAAATAAAGCTCCGTGAACCTTCAAAACATCTTCTGAGCGCCCAGGGTGCTTCTCATCCCGGATCGCCATAGGTACAGCCTCAATCGCCTCTTGGCACTCCCCAGATATAAAAAACAATGGCGTATTCAGAGAGTAACCCCCGCCCTCAGATTCGTAATCGTCGTCTGTCCGGCTGGGGTTCATGCACCCATCCAGAACGTCCGCTGTCTTTTTCATGCAGGCATACATATACCGCCAGCCGCCGATGCGTGCGTTTGTAGCTGGTTCTGGATATGGGAAAGTGACTTGCAATTCGCGATCCTTGTATGGCACCTTCTCTACTCGCAACAGCTCCCGGCTGATCTCATCGGCCACGCTATGACCTTTGGAGTCTTTTTCCCAAGCGTCAGGGGAGAGAAAATAGCGGCTCATGGTTTTTGCTTCTTCGATGGTGGTAAGTTTTCGGCATTGCCGTATCAAATCTCCCGGCTCTATACCGCTCCCGTTGAGCTCACGGTAATAGACTACGACAGTGACAGCCTCAGTTATTTTCACGCCGAACACGTCCTCGAACTGCTTTGGACTCACCTTGCCACTCGTGAACCATCCTACCGAGGCCGGATCGACAAACCCATCGTCGTGAGCCATCCAGCGCGTCCACCACGCCTGAATCAGCCTTTCCTGTTGGTATGCCGACAGAATCAGTTTGCTCTCGTCCCACACCCCCGCAAAGTATTGGCCGGCGAATGAGTCGAAGCTGCCAAGCAGATGACCGGCGCGCAGGCTCGGAGGCAGCGTGTCCAGCTTCCTGCCCTCAGCCGTGCGATTGATGAACAAGTGGAACCGGCAGCACATGAACTCAGGACCATCGCCCGCTGCTCCGCACGGACACTCCTCACCGCTTCTCAATCCATCCGGCAACGCATAGAAGTCCTTTGCGCTGATCCCAAGCGGCTCAAACCACACATAGTTATCCCAGCCGAACAGGTGCACGAACGCGAAATCCTGCGCGCGCTCTCGTTCATGGAATCGCTTTTGATGGAATACCCGGCGCAGGAACTCTGTACCGATCCCGCCTGGATTGAAGAACAGGCCCGTTTTGCAGTCGTTCACCGGCGCGCCTGGCCAGCGGTTTGCGCTCTTGATGATCGTTAGCTCGCGTTCCGTGAACTGCTCCGCCTGGTCAACGAAGATGTCGTACCACTCCGGTCCCCAGAACGATTGATCGACCGCCTGCTGATTCTCGGCATACCGGAAGCACAGCCTCGACTTGTTGGGGAGCCTGAACTCCTGATCGGTTGCGCGCCAGTAAGGCAGCAACTCGGGATATTCGGCGAAATACTTTTGGATGTGGTTTTCGTTCACATCTTTATAGATGCGCCTGAGAATGACTCCCGGCGTCCCTGGCCGCTGCAACCGCCTGTCCAGCATGATGCGCCTGAGTCCGCCCGACTTGCCGCCAGCTCTCGCTCCGCCACCGCCGATCCATGTTGCCGCATCGGGGCCGGTGCGGTACATCAGCTTGCCGATCTCAAGCTGTTTTGGCTGGAGAAGAAGCTCTACTTCCTTTGCCATTACCGGCTGAGAATCAAGCTGCCGCTGCTCGGAGCCGTCGAAAACGTGCAGCGCAACCACACACTAGGCACGATGGGAAAGCCGACGCTGGTATTCGCCGCCGCTGTGATTGCCGAGCCGAGATACGTATACGGCTGATAAAGGCTGGGCGTGTCCGAAGGCGCAATCTGCACTGTAGCCGTTTGGTTTGTGGTGTTTGTGAGGATCAGGGCAGTCTGCCCGCCTGGGTCTGGCCCCATACTGCACTGTTGCGTCGTTGTCACACTGCTGTCAGTTGCCGCGCTGTTTACAAGAGCGATCTCATTGCCGGGATATATTGCTCTCGGTGTGGCTGCGTTGTAGCTGGGCATGGCTTACTCCTTTGCATCCAATATACTACGCGTCACGAATTGCAGCGGGCCACCATCGGGTCCGCTGTGCTCCTGCTGCACGCGATCACCGAAGATACGCGGGGCCAGCTTCGCACAAAGCCACTTGCGGGCGTCAATGCGGACCTTTGCGCGGTCGATAACATCGTGGTTCACAAGTTCGACTCCATCCTCGTCTTTATACGTGTCGCTTTGCGATTCATCCGCGATTGTGAGAATTTGTTCCGCAAGTAGTTGACACTGCGAAACTTTCGCGCGCGCGTACATTGCGCGAACCTCATCAGATTGATGCAGCCAGCGTTTGAAAGTCGCCCTATGCGGGAAATTGGGATTTTCTTCGCAAATCGCATCTAAGCTCTTTGGAGTGATTGCGATAGCGTTGCAAATCTGTTCGGCGATTGCAATGTCAATCATGAATTCATTCTACCCGCTTTCCACGAATGATATCCTACACCTGTGAATCGTTTACAGCAATTCGCCTCCGAGATGCGACGCAAGCCGACCGCTGCTGAATCAAGGCTTTATGATGCGCTCCTCGTGGATTTGATGGCTTATGATGTGGTTGTAAAGTCTCAGGAACCAATAAGTTACTACATCGCCGACTTCATCATTTACCCGCGACGAATCGTAATTGAAGTAGATGGCGGATATCACCGAACACCGAAGCAGATGGCTTACGACCGACGCCGGGATTCAGCGTTCTGCGCACTTGGAATCACGACAATACGAATCCAGAATCAGCGCGTGTTCTCCGATATGCGCGGCGTCCTCGAGGAGATACGGGAAGCATTGGGGGAAATGAAATTCAGGGTTGCCAGTTCTGGCACGGTTCAAATCACCTATTGCCCACCTGCATACGCAAGGGGCGGTCGCAATAGCTTCTCTAAAATCAATTATCTTGCCGCTTACAATCACGGCGTCAAAAGTGGTCGCTGAGCCGCTTCAAGCCGCTTTCCTCTCCTGAATCCATCCGGCGCCCCGCACGAACGCGGCGGGTGGCCCATGCATCAGGCGCTTCCCGCCGCGTGTCCCCGGTTAGGGGATGTGGTTACGGCGTTGGGGTGCTGAACTGCACCGCAATCGACTGGGTGAGCTGCTCAGGCGGGGGAGGCGTCACGCCGATGGTCTGGATCGTGAAAGCCTGCGACCAGGCAGAAACCACGCCATCGGTGTCGGTCACGGTAGCCGATGCGATGCCCTGCACGGCATTTCCGGCAGAGTCGGCCACCCCGGTGACGGTAGCGGTGGCGCTGTCCGAGTTGAGGACCACGGTCGCCGAGGGATCGGCAAAGCTGTACGAGACGTTTGAGAGAACGCCACCGGAAGGGGTGACGCCATCGGCCAGAAACGGCTGAATCGAAGCGGTTGAAGTCTGTCCGACGTTCAAAACCAGAGCGTTGTCCATTGTGAAATCTCCTGTGAAAAGCACCGCGACGGCGCGGGTGAGTTGTTTGGGGTGCAATAGGCGCTCGATCTGCCTCTCGATGCGCTCAGCCAATTTCTCGATATGTTCCAGACGGCGCTCGATCTCGTGCTCGTGATGCTGTGACATTGCCGTCCTCCTGCTTAGATTCTATGCACTTTCAAGCGCATGTCGGTGCAAGATTGCACACGCGGCACCGGCGGGATGATGAGCACGCGCTCGGAGCGCAGGCCGTCGATGTCCGTGTGCAGGATGAGTTGCACGCGGATTGCGGGCTTGCGAGTTGTTTTCAGGGCGTCCACGTCCTGATTTTACCATAATGCGGGATTTCACGAATTATTTCACTTATTTGCGTTAAATATCTCTTGACGTGTTTGCGGAATAGGCGCTTGCTTATATCAGTAAGTGAGAAGCACCTGGAGGCAACGCAATGACATACGCAGACGCAAGATACGAACTTCTGAACATGGGCATCGGCGCAACGAAGGTTTGTACCTCTTCCTGCAATGCGCTTGTATGCACCACACGGTGGACGGTTGACACCTGGGAAGTGAATACCCTTGGCAAGTATTCAGCGGATTTGAGTTCTACTCTTTTTACTCTGGGATATGAGAAACCAGAGGCCTATGGCCCCGGTGCTATGGTTGCCGAGTATCACGACACAATGGGCTGCGACTGGAGCACGGCTCTGGCGGCTTGCAATTGCGACTGATAACCCACGGGCCACCGGAGCCTAACCGGCCCCTGGCCGCGGTCCCATGGGCAAGCCTTCGCGGGGCGGTACTGAGCAACTACCGATTGCCTGAGCAGCAGCACGTCATGCAAGGGAGGAAAAAAAATGAACGATACGAAGTTTACGCCGGGACCGTGGGAGTTTGATGTTGAGATTCATTGGGTAAATCAACCCGGAGAACAGGAAGTGCATGGCGCTTGGGATGTTTACCCGGTAGACGACTGTGACCACATCATCGCCACAGTGAATCACGTCTATCCTGACCGTAACACGTGCCGCTACAACGCCCGCCTGATCGCCGCCGCGCCGGAGATGTACGAGGCGCTGAATGGGATCAACTCCTTGTTCGGCCCTGATACGACTTTCGTTTTAACCAAACTGCATGGCCTGATGACAAACGGCGATCAGGACAAGATTGATGCCGTTTTTGGAAAGATCATGCACGCACTCGCCAAGGCCATCGCAGCCTAACCGCAGCACAGCGCATGGAGGCGCAAAAAAATGAGTCTTGACCGTAATTTGTCTGACTACCGGGAAGCATACGATGAGGCACCAGAAGAATTCCGATTTGTGATTGACAGGGCTTTTGATGGCGTGCTGGCGGCTTTCAGGGAAGCTAACTGGCCGGTCTCCACCAACGACACGGCGGAGAATTTAGTATCCGCTATCACAAAGTTTGCCATTTTGTCCAAGGCCCAACTATAACCGCCAGCCGGAGCGCATCCGGCACGCTTTGATAGGCAACCAAACCGTTTTCAATTCCTATGGCGATAGGAAATTCAGCGCATGGAGGCGCAGGAATATGACCTTCTGGGTTTTAACTGAGGATGAACGCGAGCGCCGAAACGTGATGCGCGCCGAAGAAAACAGGCTCGTAAACGCGTTGTTCGCTATCCGCCGGGAACTGGCCGATTTCGAGCAAGAGATCGCAGCCAAGCGCCCTCCGAGCACGCTCATTGCCATTCGTACGGTGACCCTATGATCCTCTGCCCACGTTGCGGCCTGGAACTGACCTCGGAGATGCTCAACCGGCGCGGCGGAAAGAAGCCATTCGGTACCATGGCCGGTGAAGCAAGGACACTCACATCGATGCGGACATTGCGCAGCTTCGGGTATACCTACGCCGGTGTTGCGTCCGAGTTGAACGCGGCTGGTCTGCCCACGCGCACCGGCAAGCCCTGGCGCATCTCCACGGTAGCCGGCATTCTCTCTCGTGTCACAGCACCTGGTGATGACAGTCACAGACACGCGGCGGACGGAAGCCATACCGTGAAGGAATGAGCAAGCAAGTACAGGCCGTGCCGCTCGCGGTACTCAGGCGCATGGCGCGGCTGGCATTGGCACGGCTGGAGAATTTGAAGAAGGAGCGCGGAGGCGCAATCATGTGCAACTTTTTTAGTGCGGTACTTACCAAAGATGGCGAGTTTTGGCACGAGTCCGACTCGCATGAGACCATCATCCGCGAGTTCGGTTTGCACGCGGATGGGGCGAAGGGTACGAACATCCTGCGCGTTGAACTTGTGCCATCGGCCAATACTCGCACGCTTGAGGATTTTGCATCTTATGATTTTAAGATCAACCAAGATTTGAAGCCGGAATGGTTTGATGCAGCAGACGCCGAACTGCGTAGTCGGGAGGCTTTGGCGCGTAGGTTTGGAGCGGCCAAGGTAGAGCGCGTAGGAAACCTTGTGATCCCCACGAAGTCGCACATCCTCTGCGACGCGCTGACCAGCGTGGGCGGCTACCTCGACATCAGCGCCGATGCCAAGCTCGACGCGCTGACCAGCGTGGGCGGCTCCCTCTACATCAGCGCCGATGCCAAGCTCGACGCGCTGACCAGCGTGGGCGGCTACCTCGACATCAGCGCCGATGCCAAGCTCGACGCGCTGACCAGCGTGGGCGGCTACCTCGACATCCGCGCCGATGCCAAGCTCGACGCGCTGACCAGCGTGGGCGGCTCCCTCGACATCCGCGCCGATGCCAAGCTCGACGCGCTGACCAGCGTGGGCGGC